AAAAGAAGTTTATGAAGACGCTTTTAAATCTTTGTGGAAGCGTTCTATTGATTATTATGGCTGGGGCTATATTTCAGAAGTAGAACACTTTGGTGGAACTCCATTGAATGAAACTTTAATGGTTTCGAAATATATTATTGAAGATTTCAAAGCTAAAAATCCAGTACAAAAAGTAAACTTTGTTCTTCTTTCAGATGGTGATGGTCATAACGTTCGTGTAAATACTTCTGAATATATTCGTTATAGTGGTGAAGCTATTATTAATATTAGAGGTAAACTACATAAGGTAACTCGTCAATCACGTAAAGTAACATCTTTCTTGTTGAATCAGCTTCGTAATATGGATGTTACTACAGTCGGCTTCTTCCTTGCTCAACGAGCATATGATTTCAATGGAGCTATTTGGAGAAACTCCAATACTTATATTAGCGCCGAAGAATTGAAAGATCTTCGCAAAAAATACAATAAACAAAAGTTCTTAAGTATGGATAATGTATCAGGCTTTGATCGCTACTTTGTAGTAAAGTCAGATCGTAAATCTATTGATACAGATACCGAAGAACTTGAAATTGATGAAAACGCTTCAAAGGCTCAGATTGCCAAAGCTTTCAAGAAGTACTCTTCTTCTAAGAAGGGTAATAGGGTTCTATCAGCAAAATTTGCAGAAATAATTGCATAAAGTGAAAATAACTGTGTACATTCACTGAAAAGTATGGTAGAATATACTTATAAATGATGATGATGTGGAGACTATATTATGATTAATGAACGTGAACTACTGGTAGAATTAGCTCGTCAATATCCTAATCGTACTGATTTCAAACCAGACGAAGTTATTGAAGTAGGTAAATCTCTTGGCATGAAAGCAAGCCCAGTTTATAAATACATTACGTCACAACCAAAGGTAAAGCGTGGTGTTTATAGCCTTACTGCGCGAGTTGTCCCTTTCAAACAAGAAGAGGTAAATGCTCCTATGACTTCAGTATCTTCTGTTGTTAACGACGAAGTTTTTGTCCCTCAAAAAGAAGATACATATGTTGTCTGGGGTAACTTCAAGGATGTTGAAAAAATCATCCAATCTCGAATTTTCTATCCAACTTATATTACTGGTCTTTCTGGTAATGGTAAAACCATGATGGCAGAGCAAGCTTGTGCTCGAGCCAATCGTGAATACGTACGAGTTCAAATAACTCCTGAGACAGATGAAGATGATCTGATCGGTGGATTCCGCCTCGTTAATGGTGAAACAGTCTTTGCAAAAGGACCAGTCATCAAAGCAATGGAACGAGGCGCCATTCTCCTCATCGATGAAATCGATCGTGGATCAAATAAAATCATGTGTCTACAAGGAGTGCTCGAGGGTAAACCCGTTCTCATCAAGAAAACTGGTGAGGTCGTTTCTCCTTCAAACGGGTTTAATGTGATTGCTACAGCGAACACCAAGGGTAAAGGTTCAGATGACGGTCGCTTTATTGCTGCGACTATTATCGATGAAGCATTCCTTGAGCGCTTTACAATCACCCTCGAGCAACCCTATCCTACATCTTCAATTGAACGCAAAATCGTAATGAAGCACATGGAAAAGTATAATTGTGTTGATAAAGAATTTGCCGATTTGCTTACTGTATGGAGTGAAACAATTCGCAAAACATTTGAAGATGACGGTGTAGATGAAATCATTTCTACTCGCCGCCTTTGTCACATTGTTCAAAGCTTTTCAATCTTTAATGATCGCCAAAAAGCAATTGAGCTTTGTGTAAATCGTTTTGACGAAGATACTAAAGAGGCCTTCATTGATTTGTATACGAAGGTTGATGTTCAACCCACCATCGAAGAAACACTTGGATCAGATGTTTCTTTAGATAAAATTTTACTGGATGCTTTAAATGATTGATTATAAATTTAACGAACGTGGATTGATTGAAGAGTTTCAGTCGTATATTGACTCTACATATAAGGGTCATTATGCGACTAATAAATTTCAATCTACTGAAGTAATTATTGAACGTGGTCATGGTACTGGTTTTTGTATGGGCAACGTTGATAAGTATTCAAATCGATATGGTAAAAAAGGCTCTCGCGATGATGCTCGAAAAGATCTGATGAAGGTTCTTCATTATGCTCTTATTCAATTATACATCCATGACACTGAAACTGCAAAAGAGCAAACATTAGATATTTCTGATGATTTAACAATTGATTTGACAAATAGTGATAATATTTCACTTTCAGGTATGTACAGTGTAAGCAATATGGAGTATAATAATACTATTACTGTCGATTTAGATAGTGTAGAAACAACTTTGACTTATGGAAACTCTATCGATGATACTGCTCTGGAAGAGTGGAATCGTGTATCTAAAAAATATATGGGAAATAAAAAATGAAACTAAGTGATGAAACCCTTTCAACATTGAAAAACTTTGCTGGGATCAATTCAAATGTTGTATTGAATCCAGGCAGTGTTGTTAAAACAATGTCTGAATCAAAAACTATTATGTCATCAGCTACTATTACTGAAGATATTCCAGCTCAAATTGGTATTTACGATTTGAATGAATTCCTCGGTGTTGTTAATATGTTTGACGATCCAGATCTTATGTTTGATAATGAATTCAAATCCGTTCGTGTAACCGAAGGTAAGCGTGCTGTTAAGTACTTCTTTTCTGAACCTTCTATTTTGACTACACCAAGTAAAGATGTTCAAATGCCTCCATGTGATGTGACATTTACTCTTACTGCCGAAGATATGTCAAATTTGCGTAAAGCTGCTAGTGCACTCGGAGTTACAGATTGCGTTATTAAATGCGAACCTGGAACCACACCACAACTTGTAGTAACTGATACCAAGGACTCTACATCTAACTCTTACGAGATTGATCTGGATGAATCTGTTGGTGCTGGATCAACATGTAACTTTGTTTTCAACATTGGTAATTTCAAATTTGTCAATGACGATTATGACGTATCAATTTCTAGTAAATTAATTTCTAACTTTAAAGCAAAAAATACTCAGATTGAATATTGGGTAGCTCTTGAAAAAAACTCAACCTTTGGAGGCTAATATGAGTGAACAAGAAGAAGTAGGTCTATCTGTAGAAGATCTAATGAGTGTATTGCGTGTAATTAATACCGCAACTGAACGTGGAGCCTTTAAGGCAAATGAACTATCTACCGTAGGAATGGTGTATGACAAATTCTCAACTTTTGTACGAGCGGCTCAAGAAGAAGCAAAAGCACAACAACCTCAAGATGGAGAATCTGCTGAAGATGGTAGTGAATAATCCAGCACAGCGTGAAACAATCGTAAACGCTCTAAAAGAATGGTCTAATTCTGCACTTCGTGTAGAAGCAGAAAAAGATCTTCAAAAAAACATTATTGAAGATTTATCTGATAAGGTCGATATTGAAAAAAAGTATTTGAATAAACTAGCAACTATGTTTCATAAACAGAACTTTGCACAGTTTCAACAAGAACGTGAAGAAATCGAAGAATTGTATGAATCTATCACTTCATAGTGTACAAATCAGTCTAATTGTTATATAATATATCTACTAAATCATGGAGTAAGTGAATGTCTGATTTTCTATGGGTAGAACGCTACCGTCCTCGTACTGTTGAACAAGCTATTCTTCCTTTGTCCCTCAAGGAAACATTTCGGCAGATTATTTCTACTGGTGAATTGCCTAATATGCTTTTCACTGGTACTGCCGGTGTAGGTAAGACCACCATTGCTCGAGCTTTGTGTAATGAGCTTGACCTAGATTATATTCTAGTTAATGGTTCGGAAGAGGGAAACATTGATACCTTGCGTAATAAAGTGAAACAGTTTGCCTCTACTGTTTCACTTCATGGTGGATATAAGGTAGTCATCCTTGATGAAGCTGATTATCTTAATCCACAATCAACTCAGCCAGCCCTTCGTGGCTTTATTGAAGAGTTTGCGAATAATTGTCGATTCATCTTGACATGTAATTTCAAAAACCGTATTATTGAGCCTCTCCATTCTCGTTGCTCGGTTTATGAATTTGCTATTCCAAACGATCAAAAGCCCGAATTGGCTGGCCAATTTTTTAAACGCGCAAGTGAGATTCTGCAAAAAGAAAACGTAGAATTTGTACCTGATGCAGTTGCTCAATTGATTACTAAGCACTTTCCAGATTGGCGTCGTGTTTTAAATGAAATGCAACGTTATTCTGTGTCTGGTAAAATTGATGCTGGAATGCTTGTTGATTTGAATGATACCAACATCAAATCTCTTATGTCAGCACTAAAGTCTAAAGACTTTAAAACAATGCGGCAATGGGTTGTCAATAATATTGATACTGAACCTCAAGCTATATTCCGTAAACTATATGATTCAATGAACGAATATATAGTACCACAGTCAGTTCCTCAACTTGTTTTGATCTTGGCTGACTATCAGTATAAAAATGCTTTTGTTGCAGATCATGAATTGAATGTGGTTGCTTGTATGACAGAAGTTATGGCAAATGTGGAGTTTAAATAATGCTAACAATGTATTCAAAAAATAATTGTCCTTATTGTGTTAAGCTAAAAAATCAACTTAATATTTGGGGAATTGCGTTTGAAGAAGTAAATATCGAACAAGATAAAGATGCAAAGGGTTTTGTAGTTGAACAGGGCCATCGAAGTGTACCCGTTCTTTATAATGAATTAGAACATATCAATCATAATAACATTACAAAAGAACAACTACTTAATCTTTGAACTAAGGTGCTTATATTATGAACTTCTTTGACTACCTTAACTCTATTAACTATTCTAAAAAAGACATTATGGTTGACGATATTGCAGAGGATGAATATAATCCTTTTATGGTCAACCGCGGTCTTTCTTATTTTCAAGATACTGTTCTTTATGCGAATGAAATGAATAAGTATCACAATTTAGATCATCGTCTTCAATTTGATTTTCTTATAAATATCATTAGAAAGCGAAAACGTTTCAGTAAATGGGTAAAAAATACTGATCCAGATGCTTTAAGCGTAGTGAAAGAATATTATGGCTATAGTAATGAAAAAGCCCGCCAAGTTCTTTCTCTACTTTCTAATGAACAAATAATTGAATTGAAAAAGAGGATGTTTA